TCAAAGTTTCTTAAAGATATAGCAAGGCCCGGCTGCGAAAGCATCTCAAGCTGATTCAGGTTGGTATTTAAACCACCTTTACACGATACGCCAAAGGGTTGTGACATTAAATAAATCTCACTCTATCGTCTTTAAAGTAATCAGGAGCAGGTGACATCAGCCTAAGTTTCATAAGCTTTATACCGTGTTTATAATCATCTAAAGCAAAAGAAGCTGCTTGAGGATTTTCTTTAAACTGGTGAATATAATAACGAGCGCGAGCAAGAAGCACTGTTTTAAAAACATCAGGAAATACAATGTTATCAGAATACTCTACAAGCTCTGTGGGGGATTCAAAAGCAAAGAACCATATCTTATAAGCTTTATCAGGAATATGACTTAGACCAAAGCTACGGCCATCCATACTGCGAATAACGCGAGTAGGTACACCGTAGTTAGCTGTATCAGCTTCATCTAAGTTTTGTTGTAGCCTAAAATAATCTTTCCATTCTTCAATCGTTGTAAAACGTAGGTTATCTGCTACATAAGGAGATGTTTCACCATCAACACCTACAGTGGTTAGCAGAAAGTTCTCCCAATCAATGTCACCATAGTCAGTAGTAATATCAGAACTATCTTCTTTAATAAGATACCAACGTGTACCTACAACAGCATCTACAACTACATTACCATACATAGGGTTAGTAGCTCCACTAAGAGCTGTAGAAAGAAAAGGCCATTTAGGTTCTTCTAAAACAATATCTAAATAAGCTTTATTAACAGAATCTTTTATATGCTGCTGAATACCTTTAGCATTTACAAAAGAAGAAGCTGTTAAAGGAACTTCATTGAGTTCCCTTATCAGCTCATTAGTTAATGAAAGATAGTTAGTAGCCATAACTTTTCATCCGTTGCTCATTAGCATACTTAGAACATTGTTTTTCTTGAGAGTTATCAAAACGATTCTCAAGTTCTTTAATAGAAGAATATCTCTTAGTACCGTCTGGTACTTTCTTTTCTTGTTCTTGTTCTGTTACCATTTCAAACATCATCATCATCATATCAATCTTGCTCCATTGAAAAGGTTTTACTTTTAGCACGAGCTGTTTCAATTTCACTATCAGGCTCAGGAGACTTTTTAAAAATCTTATCAAAGTTTTCCTTGTACTTAGCCATGTCCATATTCTTACGGAAAGTACTTCCTTTACCTGCAAAAGTCTTTCTAAAGTATACTGGGTTATTATCTGAACCTATTTGAGGCATTATAATTTCCTTTTAAAAAGAAAGGGGGCTTTTACACCCCCTGACTCATTTAGTCAATGGTAAAGAAAGCAGATACCAGAGCTTCTGGTCGCAGTACTTTAGCACCATAGACATGCAAGCCACGAACGATGTCGCCAAAGCTGCTTGGGTCACGAATGACTTCAGTGCTTGTAATCGTTTGAGCGGTTGCAGTAGATGACATATGACCAGCCATACACTTACCTGTTGCTGTCGAAGGCGTAGCGATGTTGTTGGTCTTGTACATGTTAAAACCACGAAGCTTACCAGAAGATACCAAACCATTACGGATTGAACCTTGACCAGCATTGTAGTCAACAGACAGCAGTTTAGAGCTTGACTGTGAAAGAGCTTCATAGAAAGCAGGTGAAGCTACAAACCAACGACCTTCTTCTGGAATGTTCTGGTCATCAAGAAGACGAGCCATACGTGCCATTACATCAAGAGGATCAGCAACATCAATCAAGTCGATAGATGCTGTGGTTTCGTTAACACCAGCAGTACCAGCAGCAGCATCAGCACCAATGATATGGTCTGGAGCTGAAGAAGATACGCCAGCAAACATAGATGCCAACACACCAGCATCAAAAGCATCACGCAGAGCGTAAGCAGCAGATGAGGTAGCAACATCACGGAAGTTAACGTGAGACATATTTGTTTCAATATCATCAACAATGAACTTGAAAGCATTTGCAATATCTACAATCAAGGTAACTTCTTGGTCTGTCAAAGCAGTCTTAGTTACATCAGCGCCACGCTCATACTGATAAACAGAGATCGTAGGCTCTTTAATAATCCGTACACTGTCACCGAAAGCAGCAATCTCGCCTGCATAGTCAGTGTTGGTGATTGCTTCAACTACAGAAGCCTTACGGAAAAAGTTAAGTACCTGCTTGGAATATACTTTAGGCAGGAAGAAAGAATTAGTCTGTCCTGCTACTGAATTACCAAAGTTACCGTTTGTGTCTGTTGCTTGTTCGAAATATTGATCTGCTTGGTTAAAAGCCATATTGTATTACTCCAATAAAAGATAAAGTTATTTCACTACTCTGCCTTCTATCATAGCTTGACGAATTGCATCTTCATGCTTATCAAACTGATCCAGAGACATCTTAGCGATTTCTGTTTCAGTCCAAATCTTTTGCTGGCCGGGATCTACTCTTGTTGTTTTTGTAGATACCATATCAGCGGCTGAACTATTAGATTTAGACCGCTGTCCTTTCCCAGTTTCTAACTTATAAATATCGATAGCTTTAGAAGCTAAAGAAGCATCATCAGGATTATTGTACACCCAATCCTGAATTTGACTTGGTTGTTCCTTAGCCCACGCATGGAAGTTGTCATCACCCCTAATGTCTTCAAAATCAGGATGACGGCTCTTCAATGAGTTCTCAGCTTCTCTTCGCATAATCTCAGATTCTCGCTGCTGTATGGAAGATAACTGTTGTCGTAAGCCTTGAACCTGTTCTTCACTACGCATGTGAGCAACAGTTTCTACGGTGTCGTACAAGTCAGGATAACTCTCTCTAAACTTTGCAAGGTCTTCAGTGTTCTTAGGGGTGCGGTATTCTTGTTGAGATTGAACCCGTGACTCCGCTAATAGTTGCTGTTCTCTTTGTTTAAACTCAGAAAGTTTATTATCATAATGTTTCTTTAAATCATCGTATCGCTTTTTATAATTTCCTTGTGTTTCAGTTGGCTCTTTTTCAGGGGCCTTTCGGGTAGCCTGTTCGCCTTCTGAATCTTCGAGGTATAAACTATCGGCGCTACTTCTATGAGGAGCATCTGGCGTATGCCAAGACTTCTTCGTATTGTAGGGGTTGGATTGTTCTTCCTCGATTGCTGGGTTAGACATGTTACTCTCCTTTTACGGGGCTTGGTTTTCAAGGTAGCCAAATCAAAACGTCTTCTGAAGAATTGGGGCTTGCACTACAAGGTAGCCGTATAAATTATATTTTCTAGTAAGTCTTTACGCTGGGCATTCGATTAGCACCTATCATAGTTTTCTTGATTTCTTCATCTTGAAAATTATCAGGTTTACTTAAAAGCCCACCATTAGCCTTACGTTTCATTAAACCACCGTCATATGCTTTCTCAGCTTCGTCCATCATTGTTTGAAGCTCATCAGCACCGATTTGATCAGTAGCTTTCTTTGTCATAACAAACTCACCGTCAGATAGTCTGGCGGGTATAGAGTCTGATACACCTGTTCCGGGGCCTTCAACTTCTCCAGCCCCAGAGAATTCGGAAGCGGTCAAAAGAACTTTGTCAAAAATAGCACTAAGTTGTTCATCACCTTCCAAAACTTTCATAAGATACTCTTGTTCAGAAGTATCTAAAGATTCTGCAATTACAGAACCCATGTAATCTTCCTGCATTTCCCCGTCTGGTTTCTGAGACTCTACAGCCTCTTCCATCTCATCTTCAGGGATATTAGGATATGTATCTTCAGGAACTTCTTCTTCCATCTCCATCTCTGGAGGAACCATCAATGATCCGCCTTCAGCACGTTTAGTACGTGCGCCTTCTATGGCTGCATCCTTCTTTGTTTCATCACTTACATTCTCTGTCTGCCTCAGGAAATTCTTTGTAATATCTTCTTGCTCTTTTGCACTTTTAGCGTTTTTCATTTCTTTTTTGTAGCTTTCTAAAAGCATTCGATAGCCGTCAACTTCATTATTCTCTTCCATAATCTATCCCCTTTATTTATTTTATTCAGAACGCTCAATGCACTCTTGAACTGTCTCCTTAAGCTGTAGTAGCTTAACCAGAGAATTCACTTTCCCCTGACTGCGGAACAGCTCCAGTTCCGATGTTCCCACCGCCAGTACCTGTAGCTCCAAGGTCTTGAGGTTGTTGAGGTGCTCCTTCAGGGCCTCCCATAGCTCCCTGTTGTTCACCAGTGGGGCCAGTTTCCGGGCTAGTTGCTTTTCCAGCATTGTTTTGCATTCCTATAATTTGAGCCATAAGTGCTGCTTCTTCAGGATCATTGATCAGTTCATCAGGATCAAGATCAAGACTATAAGCTAGTTCACTAATAAGCTTATTCATTTTAATGAAAGGTGCAATAGCTGGGTTCTGAGCAGTCTGAAGGAACATTGTAAGCCTTTGGCTTCGTACTTCTTTCTGCATAAGGCTATTAGTACCTGTTGCTTTTACTTCTAAATCACCTTTAATACCTAGCTGAGTCTCCAAGAATTGCATGTTCCATTGGAAGTATGCTTCACCCATAGGCTTAAGAAGGAAATCATCGAGGTTCTTAATAACAGTTTTAATGTTAAGTGATGCTGCACCTAGAAGCATTGACATACCTGATGCAGTTCTTGTCATGCTCTGAACGCCTGTTTGACCATGCGAATAGCTAGGAATACCTGTCTGTTCATCTGCAAGCTGACGAAACTTATCAAACATCATCATGTTTTCTTGTGATGTATTAGGAAACTTAAGACCATTAATAGCCTGTCCCGGTACTCCAGCTTGACGCCTAAAGATCTTACCGGGGTATATTTCCATAGATTGACCGCCTACAAGGGCAGTTTCATCTACATCAAATACAAGTGAACCAGATAACGCTAAGTTATCAATAGCCATACGTGCGTGACCATTCATAATCTTTTGAGAATCATCCATGTTCTCTGCAACACCAATACCAAAAAAGCTATAAGGATTACGTTCGTAAGGGAAAGAATGATAAGGTAATCTAAAAGGTGTAAAAGGATTAATGACTGAACGCAACATCTTACCATTGCATATCCAAGCATTAATCTGTACTTCATCTAAGTTATCAATCTCTTCTGGAATATCCATGCCTACTTGACGAGCATACTCAGCATCCATAACACCCCAGTACTCTAGAACTTCAAACTGTTCTGAGCCATTAGCTTCTGAACGCTGGTCATCTTTAAGAGCAGTCTCGTAGTCTTTTTCAATATAGTCAGGGCCAATCTCTAAAGCTTCTCTAATAGCATCCTTATCAAAATAAGGCAGCTTAGCTAAAGAACGCAGTTGAGTCCTGTTCATCTTATGGCGATGAAAGATATACTCGCATTCTGCAATATTAGTAGCGTTGGGGTCTGGAAAGAAATCCCAGATGCTTACGAATTCAATACGTGGAACACGAACGACAAGAGGATTATAAGTACGACTTCCGTCTGTATCTTCTTCCCATCTATTAAGAGTCTTTGAAAAGTTGAAAGGGCCTTTGATAATTCCTGTTCCAAAGAGCGAAGCTTCAAAGAGAGAGTTTCTAATTTCACTTGAGCCATTAGATTCCTCAATTTGATCATGTATTAACTTCTCCATTCTTCGTGCAGCAGCTTGGGCTGGTTTAATTGTAATAATTCCGGGGCCTGACTTAACACCGTCAGTTGTAATGCCTTTATCTACCGCTGCTTGTGCTGAGTATATGGCTTCTTGCTTGCCATTATTGTAAGTTGAACCCGGCGTTAGATCTTTTCCGTCGCCTTTAAATCCAACATCAAAAGGATTTTCTTGTACTGTTGGTGTTGTTTGCTCAGGTACAGACGTTTCAATACCCGGAAGAGGATTTTGTGCGTCTAGGTGAGCATACTCAGAGCTTCCTTCAGGCATCTTAGTTTCACTAATACCTATCGGGAACTTGTTGCCTCCAAAGATAACATCTACTAGCTGACCAAAAGCAGCCAGTACCTTAGTCTTAGTTACTTTAACAAATACGCGAGACTTCTCAGACTCTCTGAACTTAACATTCTGACCGTATAAGCCACGATAGTTATGATACGCAGTGATCCAACGATCTTCGTCGGCCTTACGAGCAGTCTCAGCTAACTCAAAACGATTCTTAAGAAGACCTACAAGATTGTTACGCAGGCTTTCTTCCAAGGTCAGTATAAGACCTTGTTCATCTTCTACCTTTTGAAAGTAGAGTTCGTTAGCTGTTAGTGTGTTTTCTTCCATAATTAATATCCAAAAGTAGTGTCAGAAGGTTCGTAGAATCTTTCTCTTTTAATATCACGCATTCTACCAAACACATCATTAATACGAGGTCGAGACATTATTAAGTATCTCAAAGCGTCATAAGCGTGATCAGGAGCATGTGTATCTACATCTTCTGGCCTTGATTTATCCAGAGGAATACTTTGAAGTTCGCGTATCAGGCTAGGGCATGTATTAAATATTTGTAAACGTGGCCTTCCGCTTTGCTGTATCTTCAAGTATTCGTGGATTTGAATCTTCCCTTGTATTCTGTTCTTATCTGCCCTTCTAAGCTTGTGTCCTTGTCTTACTAAGGTTTCACCTACTGTTGGGCCTGTTGTTCCTGTCTGTGACCAAGCTGCTGTATCCAGTACACCTGAGACATTAAAAGGGTCTTCTAGTTCCATTGCTGTTACTAAGTGACCTAGATCTTCGCCTGTCAAGCCTTTTTTATATAATTCTCTATAAACAATTAGTGTACCGTCACTAGGATCTATTGCAGCCCAGATACAGGCTGACTCACTTGCATAACCATAGTCAATCCCTTTTAATCTTTCCCAGTGTATGGGGATTTCAAAAGGAGATATAATATGATGATCTAAACTAAACTCTGTAAAAGCTGCACCTTCGTTAACGTCCCAGTTACCTTCTAAAAGCTGCCTACGTTGTGTAGGAGGCAGAGCTTTAAGCATCATTTCATATCTACCGTCAGAAGCTAGATAAGGATTATCCTCTAAACGAGCAGGTATAAACTTACGACTTAACCCATCTTTACCCATAAAGCTGGTATTAGGGATGTCAGCATCAATATAACGCTTCTTAACCCAGTGTGCGCCTACACCGCCGGGGTTAGCCGTACACCGCATGTAAGGTATAATCTCTGGATCTGTTGTTCTTAACCGTGAAGCTAGGTAGTTCCAAGAGAATTCTGTAGGTAGATGAGTAATTTCATCAAAACCTATCCAAGAGTATGCTTGTCCTTGATAACGGTAAACGTCTGCATCCCTTTCAAGGAACCCAAACTCTATTTTAGCACCACTTGGGAAGTTCCAAAGCTTCTCGACTTCACGGTACTTACAACCGGGAAAAGCTTTAGGATATAACTCTCTACTCTTATCTATTAACTCTCTTAATTCAGGCATAGACCTTCTAATGATCAAGGCCCTATGAGCAGATCTATGCGCATAGCGAAGTGGATCTACCAACATTGCATAGCTTTTACCACCTCCAGCCGCTCCACCGTACAGGACGTCTGTCTCGCCTGCTGCTAGGAAGTCTTCCTGTGGGCCTTCATTGGCCTTAAAGATAACATTCTTTGCTTGAGCCTTTACAGACGGAGCAATCTGCTCTACGTCTTCGGCAATCAATATCTTACCTGTTTTGGACTTAAAGTCACTTGGCTCATCTAGCTTCTTATAGACTTGTTCTTTAGTCTTAAGCTTATTCTTTGCCTGCTTTAACTTCTTATTGAGAGTGTCAACAGTCTTCTTACGCTCTTTAAGAGATCTTCTTGCTTCCATCTGAGCTTTAACTTCAGAGTGGTAGTTGTACTGTTTCTTGGGGTTAGCTAGACCAGCTTTCTCCATGTAGTTCTTTAGGGTTTGATATGTAATAGATACATCTTGACCCTCTAATTTACTTTTAATGTAAGTAACACCCTCTCTAAGAGAAGGTATTTCTTCAGAGGCAATCATTTCTATTGTCTCTTCCAAAGCTTCTAGATGCCCCGGTACAGCCTCAAGGAGTCCTAGCTCTTCATTTAACACATAACCAAAAGGAATCTTACCTCTAGCTTTAGGTCTAGTCCTAGGAAACTTCATTGTAATCAGCATCCTCTATTTCTACTGAGCTTTTGGCTGGTAGAATGAACAAAGTGCCTTGACTAGCATCTACAGTATGATTTACATCAATTCTATCTGCTTTACCTAATCCTATACGATCTAGGATGGTTTGAGCAGCCTGTATCTTAACATTAGACTGAGGTATTGCTACATCAGAGTTCATTACTTCAATAAGCTTAAATGCAGCTTGGGGTGCAGACTGAGCGAGGACTTCAGAGGCTAACTCTATCATCTCTTGTTTAAGTGTTTTTATGACTTGAGAATAGGTTCCTTCAGAGTAACCTGCCAGTTCTGCTGCTTTTTTTGGATCACCTCCGGTTTTTAAAAGGTTATCGAGAAAGCTTAGCTGCTTCTCTGTGTATTCACGCTCTTTTGGTGAATTAGGTAGATACTTGGATATATGTTGATTCATGTTCTTAAGTATACTGTTGGATTCTACTGTTGTCAAGCTTTTTATTTTTTATTTATTTCAAGAAAAGGCTTGACAGATCTCCATTCTAACATTATACTGAATTAACAAGTCTTTGATAGGTATCTTTTCTAATACATTTATTAAAGATTACTTTTAAAGCTTTTAAAGGTGAGCGCAGCTTGAGCAGCATCCTTGTAAAGTTGACAAGTTTAAAAAGCTTAAAAATGTATAACCACGTATTACCCCCACCCCCGTACCCCCCGGCCACCTGCCCCCCTTGTAAAGCTGTTAGCACTTCACCCCTTTACAATCTTGTTAGGCTTCACCCCTTCAAAAGACTGTTAGCCCCCTTCACAAGCTTGTTAGTCTTTAAACCTTTACAAGCTTGTTAGGCTTCACACCTTTACAAGCTTGTTAGTCTTTAAACCTTTACAAGCTTGTTAGTCTTCGCACCTTTGTAATATTGTTTGACGGTTTCAAAAGCTTTTCAAAGTGATCCAATATCAATACTTTTAAACCTTTGGAAGTCTCAAAATATTTTGAATATTCCTATATATTACAATATGTTAATATTCAATCCCCCTTTGTAAATCTGTTAGTTAAACTGTACAAATATACAGGCATTTTAAAGCTCTATAAGGGTCTATGAGGTGCCTGTTAAGTTTAACTGTGCTGGATATCTGTTATCTAACAAGCCCTCACAAGGCCCCACAATTCCCCTGTATTGATGTAGTCCCCTTTGAAATTCCCCTTTAATCCCCTGTTAGACTGTATACTTGTACAGTACTTTACCTGTATGTTTATACAGTAGTTATAAAAACCTCTCTGCTTATTCCTTTTTATTCTAGATATTGTTAGTTATTTAGTCTTTACCCCTTGATTAACGTAATTAAAGGATATAATCTTGTTTCCAAGTCGAGAGACGAACAAAACAAAACATCCTAGCAGCCGGGGCATCCGGGTAAGTCTAAGGGGAGGGATCGCACATTGAGTCGGGGCGATACCCTTAAAACATCGAGCGGGTACGGTTGCGCATGGTGTGAGGAAATCCCGGCCACAATCCCTCGAGCCTACAATATGAGACTGTACCGTTTCGCTTGTGCGGCCCCGCTATCTGAAACGATGGTGATAATCCAATCCCACTAAATAAGGTATCAGGCTGCGATTGATTGCAAACGGCATAAGCTGGCTGCGGTACGATTAATGCTTGATATCCTTTAGTGGTTAACCTTAAACATGCTTTTTAAAGTATGTTTAAACTTTAACCATTAATAAAAAGGGAAAAATACCATGATTAATAACATTAAAACTCTGAACAATGCGTTAACCCGCGTTAGCAAATCTAACGTCGCGACTGTTTTAAAAGAGGCAAGCGAGTTCGCCATTCAACAATTAGCAAGTCACGGAAACAGTACGCCATTTTCAATAATCTACAACCGTATAAATGATATTGGCGGCAAGCCGAAAGGTTGTACGACCACCAACCTACGAACGTTGCTCGAATCTAGCGGATTAGAATTCGATAGTAAAAATAAAGTTTTTTCTGGCAAGTCTAACCTCGAAATAGATTGCGAGTGGTGGACACAATTTCAAGTCGAGACTGTAGAAAAGACTAACGAGGAAAAGGCACGTGCTACCATAAAACGAGCGTTAGTGTTAGGGTTTACTACCGCGCAGATCACGGCAATGGCTGCTGAAATAGCTGCTGAAATAGCTGCTGCAAAATAAAAAAACCATACACACCACCCTAGTAAAATGGCTAGGGATGATACCATCACACAGGAGTACCCCGCTGGCTTATTTAGCAGCGGGTTTTTTTTGTTATTAATAAAGGAAAAATAAAATGTTAAAATCTATGATGGCTTGGGACAAAACACAAAAGATTGGCCTGTTAAAGGCTGAGAAAACGCGAGTCGAAGCGTTGGCTGAGCTGTACGAGAAGCTGGAGCTGGCCGTGCGCGAAGAGGCACCGGCATACAAGGTCGACGGGCTAGAATATGCCATATTCGAATGGCTAAAAAATAACAGGCGAGGCCCATACCTTTACGACGGTATTAGGGCTGACTTTGCCCGTTTTGCCGGGGATTCTCCCGATGAGTCATTTGATGATCTTACCAGCAGGTTAATGGTATGATCGATACCACCAAACAAATGCAGTTAAGGAACGTCCCGCAGGGAGAATTTGTCCGGCGGAAATTAGATTCCCAAGTGACATATATCAGGGCGGAATATGACCGCTCTTTTAAAAAGTATTGCCTAGATGATTACGAAGATATTAGCAGGCAAATAATGTTAACTGGTACGACCTTGGTCTGGGTCGGATTTGAATTTTAATAGGAGAAAAACGATGTTGGTGTTCATCTATAATTCCAAGAAAGAGCTAAAAGAAAATATCGGGAAGCGTTTAAAGTATATAGAAACCAGTGTTTTCGGGGAAGAGTACCGCCCCAATGGTATGTTGACCGGGGCTAATAGACCCCACATCACAGGCATTGGGCGTGAATTCTTTGCCAATGTCTCAATGAAGGATGGTCTTATAGTAGGGGTGAAGTGAATGTACAAAATACATGCAACTAAGATCCAAGAATACTCCCAAAGGTCAGCAGATAACATGGCGGACGTGATCCTCATGGTTGTGTTAAGTATTCAGCAGAATTGGTTGGGCGTTGGCGACCAATTGAAGGATGTTAGAGAGAATAAGGCAGACTCTAAATTTCTGTGGGGTAATAAAGGTAAGACATATAAATACCTTGCAACACATAAGCATTTTATACATGGACAAATGCTTGCTGTAATCCATAGCAACCTACCAGATCACGACAAAGCCCTGTCACTTATGAGAATTTTCCTTACGATACCGGGCTTGGGACTACCTAAAGCAGGGTTCACCTGTCAATTAGTAGCAGGATTGGTGGGCTGTATGGATGTCCATAATATTAGGATGTATAACCTAGATATAAAAGACTTGACACTAGCAAAAGATCCAAAGGGTGACAAGGCAAGGGCAACAAATCACAATAAAATTGTAAACTATGTAACACTTTGTACAGATTATGGAACAGAAAACCTATGGAATTCGTGGTGTAATTTTCTCGCCACTAAATCAGCAAGATGGCAAGACGGAAATCACGTATCAGAAGTTCACTATACTTACTTAACTGGAGAATACTAAAATGGCACAAGCAAATCAGACCACCAAGATGTTAAAGCTGAAAGTAATTACTAACCGACCAGCACCTAAGAGAACAACACAGCCAGCCTCAAGCTGGAGAGATATCATGGCACCAATGAAGCGAGGCCACTGGTTTGAGGTCAAGTGTGATAGCTGTGATAAGGTCTACAATAGAGTTGTTGCCGCTGCAAATTCTTATTGCAGAGGACGTTATACTTTTTATAGGGTTACGAAAGGTCGATACATCTTTGAAATTATTAAGGGGTAAAACTATGATAATCACTAAGGTATCTATGTTCAGTAAGATTGAAAGGTCATTAGATCTAGATGTAACTGCTGAAGAAATGGAGGCTTGGAAGTCTGGGATGTACATACAGGATGCAATGCCTAGATTAAATGAACACGAAAGGGAATTCATCATGACAGGTATCACTGAAAAAGAGTGGGACAGTATGGGAGAATTACTATGAATGATTATGGTGATGGTACAGGTAAGTGGCACAGCCAGACTAAGGCAAAGTTCAAGGTTCTAGGAGATGAGTCACTCAAATATATTATGTTTGATTGTCGGCAGGCTTTAAAAGCTATGCCAGATAACCCAAAGGCAGGGCAGTACATGGATGAGATCCATTATTGTCTTATGGAGTTATCAAGGCGTCGTATCAACGCTTATAAAAACTAAAGGGAAAGGAGAAATGTCATGACTTTACTTGAAGCTTGGGATAATGAGGTTAGCAGGCGAGAAGCTGTGATGGAAGTACTGCTACACAATATATCAATCAACGATTTTTATGATGAGTGTGGCTATAAGGGCCACTATATGGGCAGCGATGTCTTAACTTTCTTGGGGTATTGAAAATGGATAAGGTACTGAATGACCTTGGGCAGATGGTTGATTGGCTAGATACCAAGGTAAATGTAGATGAAATCCACGTAAGGCAGGACACTATGCAAGACTTATGGCTGGCAGTCGAAGGGTTGCGAGATGTTCTAAATACTATAGAAGAGGAGGAGTTTGAATGAAAACTAAAAGAGTTTACCCAGAAAATAGCGGTGCCTTGATAGAAGCGGTGTCGGCTTATTATATCATATTAGATACTCAGGGAGTATCTGTAAAAACCAACTGCGTGTTGGCAAGGGTTGTTATTGACAAGGATTATAATCAGCCTAGCAAACATATTGAGGAAGGTCTTAAGATCTTTAAACAATTTCAAGACTTATATAGTAACCATGAAGATGGTGATGTCACTGTGTCTCTGACCGTTGAAGACTATTCTGTTAACTTGTAAAGGGGATTAAGTATGCTGTATTTAATAACACAGGACAGGCAAAGCATAGGCTTTAAAAGGGGACAGAAGCACATCATCCCCAAGTATACCCAGCATAAGCACCTTAAAAAGGCAGGTGCTGAGCTGATTAAACTAGATAACACAAAAGATTATAGCGTTAACTTTGTTTACTACGACAACGCAGAGCGTGAACTGTTGGGGATCTTCAGGCTAGATGAAAAGAATAACCTAGTTAAGCTACCTAACATGAAAAAGATTCACTTGACCGAAAAAGAAAACACATTAAACTAACTTCCGAAAGCTTCTAAAAACAATCTTATAAAGGATATCAAAGAAATGATTATACACTTGAATAAAAACAACATACACCTAGAAAACCTAGGCCCTTTGAACCTACCTACTGTAAGTGAATCACCCTTAATGTATGTTAAACCAGATGGTGATTTGTATAAAGATCCTGTACGTAGAGTGTTAATTAATAACGATACAGGTGCTGTGATTAATGTTGTTAAGAAATCATACAGCTATGAGAATGCACAGTACAGTGATGGCGAACGTACAGTACAGCGGATTTTGTTAGACTCAGGCATCAATCTTCAAGGTGTCTCGCGTACTGTTCAGACCTCACACAACGGTGCTAAGGCAGCTATTGTCTATACCTTACCTCAGTATGTAGTTGATCTAGGAAATGGTGACGAGACACAGTTCCAGATAGCTCACTACAATTCTTTTGACGGCTCTTGGTGCTTTACAGTAGAGGTAGGGGCTGTTCGTATGCTGTGTACTAATGGTCAGGTAGCTATCGATGGCTTCTCAATGTACAAGTCCAAGCACACACCCTCACTGTCAGCAGATCATGCTGCTCGTAAAGTTACACAGGCTTTGAAAACTTTTGAGGCTGAAGGTGAGCGTTGGAAGAGGTGGCGTCAGCACAGCATCACTGATGTCCAAGCTTTTAGAATCTTTGCAGAGGCAGCGGGTTGTAAGGCGGCCTTGATCGGCTCAGCGTCTAGTGTCTATGAGCTTATGATGATGAAGGATGTCTACATGAACCGTAACTTAATGTACATGTGGAACCAGTACGTAAAGAATGAGCAACCATTGCTAGGGTCTACTGAGTGGGCTGCTTACAATGCCATGACTCACTGGTCAACACATGCACCAGCAGGTAGAAAGACAGACAACATTCTAGATGTTAAGGTACGACGACAGTCCCTTGTAAGGACAGCAGCCGCCCATAAACTAGCAGCGTGAGGTGAGAAGACATGATAAAGATATTGATTGGTAATATTAAGAGAGAAGTATATAGTATATACATTGATCTTAAAGATATATTATATAGTGGTCGTATCAGTATAGTAATGACATTACTAGCTTTTATTTTAGGAATTATAGTATCTGAAACTTATGGAAGTATAATGGGAGTATAGACCATGATAATTAAAGTGCGCCAAGAAAATAAACTTAGAGGTGACAGCATGAATAACTCTGATATTTTAGATCAAGTATCATTATACAATGACAGCGAAGAGGTTGCTGCGGGTGTAGGTAAGCACGATACCTACTGGGGCGATGAAGGGGAGCTTCACATACTAGGACTATGGAAGGTTGCCCTTGAGCTTGCAAAAGAAGTTAAGATGCTAAGAGATGAGCTTGCTGAGCATGGGAGATGGGAATGAGTGACATGCAGGCTAGACTAATCAACAGTATGGGAGGTGATCTTACTGTAGTTAATGCAGCGAGGGTTAGCTTCAACAGCCACAGCAAGGAGTTAAATAGAAAGGATGAGCGATTGATTTCTTTTCTAGCTAAGCATGGACACTGGTCGCCCTTTGCTCATGTCATCCTACAGTTTAGAATGAAGGCACCTATCTTCTGTGCTCGACAGTTGGTTAAGCATCAGGTGGGCTTAACGTGGAATGAAATCAGTAGGCGATATGTCGATACAGATATTGAATTCTATGAGCCAAAGATCTGGCGGAAGGCTGCTGATAATGTGAAGCAGGGTAGCAGTGACGAATCAAGCGGTTGGGAACGTTGGGGTTCGAGGATAGAAAAAAGTATGAACTCCACACAGTTGGCCTTAGCTGAGTACGAAGACGCTATAGCTTCGGGTGTCTGTATGGAGCAAGCTCGTATGCTTCTGCCACAGTCGATGATGACAGAGTGGTACTGGACAGGTAGCCTTGTAGCCTTCGCCCGTATTGTTAAGCAAAGGACACATAGTACAGCCCAGCTTGAAACACAAGAGGTTGCCTTGTTAATTAAGAAAGCTTTAGATGAGAAAGAAACAATCACACATTCTTGGAGAGCGTTATGTCTATAAGCAATAATATTTTTATACATGATACCAAAACAATAAAGATTCTTAAGTGTGTTGAAGGAGTAGATGGTTCTAATCATAATAGCTGGGACATTACTATCACTGATAAAGATGGTGAGACTCTGAAGGTGTTTTGTTTTGGAGATGACTTTAAACTTATACAGGACAACACAGTAGATGAGTAAGATCATAGAAGATGTGATAGAAAAGATACAGCTTACTGATAAGATACGAATACTTGAAGCAAGGTTAAGTGTCTTACAGCAATCAGCAGTTAGAGATGAGCCTGCACTATGGGGTAAGTTTTTTAAGGAAGATCCTTTAGACAGCTTCCCTGTTGTAAAAAGAAACTAAGTCTGTTATAATATAGGCTGGTCTAAATAAAAGGATGGTGATTTAATGGAAGATCTTATCGAAGACTCTTGGGCTTATGCTTTTGCTATGAGCTTAGGTACAAAACAACCTAACGAAAAGATCAAGGCACGTTTCATAGTCTTTGCAAAAGACAGACTATCTTTGACTGCTACAGGAGATGATGTTATAAATATTATTCCTGATTTTATAAACTATCTAGGAGAGTGGTGATGTATGTTGAAACAACAAAGTCAGAGCTGACTAGGTTTAAGAATACATATGAAGGTGATATGTATAGAGACAAGGTGACTATGCAAGTTACCTTTTTATCAGATGATAAGGTAGCCATATCATTTGGTGAGTTTACTAATGGCTATGAAAAGTTTTTAAAAACTAATTAGGAGAAGTATCTAATGAAAATGATTGATGGTATCCCAGAAGTTATCGAAGGTGTTGCATACTACGCTCATGTCGATGCACCTGTAGCTGACTATAATGAGTCACAGATGCCCGGCACTGGTAAGTTTGGGTGGGAAGTTAATGTAGCTGTAAGTGATGAGGTCTTCTTGAAGTTTAAACAAGCAGGGTTCAATGCTGGACTACATGAAGCAGGCTCACGTAAGTATACCCCTGATCCTGTTATTACTTTCTACAAGTGGGCTTCTAACTATAACGGTACAGAAAACACTGCGCCTATTGTTGTTGATACAGATAAGCAACGAGTGGATTACAAGATTGGTAATGGTTCACGGGTTGCGGTTCAATGGGCAACATTAAACTACGGCAAGATCAAGAAGATCAAACGCCCAAGCATCCACGCCTTGCAGGTTCTTGAACTTGTAGAGCATGGCGATGGCAACACACCTTTCACTGAAGACAGGATGGCATTTTAAATATGAGTAACTTTACATATAAAACAGAAGAAGGTTTGTATGACGTTGAGCTATTGAACGACGAAGCTAAGCTAACTTATAACTATTTGGTTGAGGTTCAGCAAGAGCTTGACTCATTAGCAAAGCGTTCTAATGTACTATTAGCTGCTAAACAAACCTTTATTGCAGCTATGAACAACAACCTAGACGAAGGGGCTTTAGTAACCGAAGAGGATTAAAGACCATGGCATTTGCTAAAACGCATCAACCATGTCCTTTATGTTCCAGCAGTGACGCACTCTCTATCAATATTGATGGGAGTGCGGTTTGCTTTTCCTGCAAGGGATACATAAAGAAACACACAGAAGATAATTCAACCAGAGATAATATGATGATATCTAATACTCAAAGAGCTTTAGAACCAGAGAAGTTTGCAAGTGAAGGACAGTTTGCTGCCTTAACAGACAGACAAATATCATTAGAAACAGCTAAGAAGTATGGCGTTAAAGTAACACACGACAGTGCTGGAGATGTCTTTAAACATATCTATCCCTACTACGGAGAGAATGATGTCATTGCCTA